GCCAACCGCGATCACATAGGCCGCCGGGATTTCCAGCTTGCCGCTGTCGGCGGTCGGGTCCCAATCCAGACCGCCGGCCACGCGCCCTTCGAAGCCAGACGCATAGGCGCGCAGCTGCTCGATCACAGGCGTGATTTTCATGTCAGGTACTCAGTTGAGCAGCGCGGCGGCGAAGGCCTGCTGCAGGATGCGTTGCACCTCGGCGCGGCTGTCGGTCAGCGCGTCGGTCATGTAGTTGTCGCGGGGTTTGATCCGCCACCCGCCCCCACTCTTGCGGCGCACGCCGTAGTGCAGGTAAGCGGGATAAAAGGCCCTCATGCTCGCGGTCTTGCTGGGTGCGACACGCACCAGAAAGCCCGAGCGCGACACCTTGTAGCCGATGGAGTCGGTGGTGGCCCCGCTACGGTTTACGGGGTAGCCGTCCTGGCCACCGCCGAGCGCTAGATTCATCTGTGCCCGGCCGGTGATCAGCTGGCCGACCTTGCGCATGCCGGCGCGGATCTTTCGCTTGTTGAAGGCCTCTTGGTCGAACTGGTCGAAGCCCTCGACATGCAAATAACCGTCAATTGAAACGGAGTTGGCCACGACCACCTCCAGCCGGCGCATTCACCGCCTGCAGTTCCTCGACCTCAATCACCGACCACACTTGCCGCCCACGCATGCCGGTAGCCCGCTTGACGCGGAACACCCGGCCAGCGGCGACGACTTCGTGCCGGGTGTCCAGGTCACGGACGAACCGGCAATAGATGCGATGCGTGATGGTCGTACCGGTCTGCACCGACCCGGTGTAGGTGGCCGTGCCTAACGGCTCGATCTTGCACCAGCGTTTGGCCACCGGCTCGAAATTTGACTCAAGGCTTGCAGAGCCTTTTGGCGTGTCGTTGCGGATGCGCACCATCGCCCGGGTGCGCAGTTCGCCCGCTTCCGGCTCCCTCACAGCGTGAACCACCGATAAGGCTGCACCAGGGCGTCATAGGCCAGCGGCAGCGCCTTGGTGCCGTTGCTGGTCGATTCGGTGACCGGCTCGCGGTTGCGGTGCCAGTGGGCGACCAACAGCAGCATGGCCAGCGCCACGTCATCCGTTACGGGTAACGCGTTCTCCGGCGCATCGATCGGCAGCAGCCCACGCAGGTAGGCTTCATCGCCGGTCGCGTCTGCCGGCGCGTCGGCCGGCAGTGTGACCCAGTACAACCGCCGGCCGCTGTCCTTCTCGACCTGGCGACGCGCTGCGCGGGCGTAGGCCTGCAACAGCGTGTCTTCCTCGGTTTCGTCCAGCTCCAGCTTGCAATGGCTCTTGATCTGCTCAAGCGTCAGCATGGGCAACCCTCCCGTCAGGCGGTCTTGCCCACCAGGTGCTTGATGGCGGCCGTGTCCTGCAGCACCAGGCCGAAGCGCACGAACGCCAGGAAGGCGACCTGGCCGTACTCGGCGTAACGCTCCACCAGGCGCTTGAGGGTCAAGCTACGCACCGCGCGCAACACCAGCTCGTTGAAGTCGCCGGCATACATGAATTTCTTGCCGGCGCCGATATCGGCGATGGCCTGATCGATCACGTACTGATGCTTGAGGATGGTGGCCGGACGGTCGCTGTCGATGCCGGGCAGCCACAGCGGGCGATTGTTGGCGTCCACCATCTCTTCCATCGCCTGCAGCGTCTTGTCGTTGAACGCCAAGCGGAACTTGGGCGCCGCACGATACGCCGGGTCAATGGAGTGAATCAGGTTGTTGACCTCCTGCCAGGTGAACGCGGTGGCCTTGGCGGTCATGGCACCTTGAGGGGTCGAGTATTCCAGGCCCTTCGGCTGCGCCGGCGCATCGGCCGTTTCACCGGCGCCGGTGCCCTGGACGATCAACCGGTTACGGGTTCGCGACACGCGCTTGCCGATGCGGCCGGCCAGGTAGCCTTCCATGTCAATGCCCGAGTCCTCCAGCAGCTGTTCAGAAACGCGGATGATTCGCGAACTGATGGTGTGCGACCCGAGGGTGCCCATGCCGAACTCGACATCCTTTTCGCCGGCGGCCTTGTTCTCGCCGATCAGCTCGCCCTCTTCCTCACCGCCGTTGCTGGTGGCCCAGGCGATGGGCGCGCCGTTGTCGGTCTGCAGAAGCTGGCACACCGAAGCAATACCGCCGTAGGTCACCAGCGATTCGATCACTTTGGCCCGCAGGGTGGTCGGTACAGTGAAGCCGCCCGCCTCGTTCGGGTTGGTGCCCTGAGCGCGCATTTCCAGTACCACGGAGCGCTGCTCGGGGGTCAAATATTCCAGGCCACGACGCACCCAGTTATCCCAGGCGCTGCGCTGCTCGGTGTCGGCTTCGTTCTGCGGCGCGTTGTTCGGGCGTTCACGGTCCAGGCCTTCGACAAAGCTTTGATCCTGGGCGCGCAGTTCTTCTTCGCGCTCGATCTTGTCCTTGAGTGCCTTGAGGTCGGTTTTCATGCCTTCCCACTTGGCGCGGACTTCGCCGGTCCAACCGTCGTCCGGGGTCGTGTCATGCAGCGAGCGCATTTCGGCCGACAGCTTGTTATAGGCTTCTTTCAGTTGTTGCAGGGTCATAGCTCCCCCTTGGGATCACAGTTCAGTTAGGTCAAGCAGGCGCTCGCGGGCCTCGCGCTCGAAATGTGCGCGGGCTTCGTCGCCTTCGGTTTGCGCCTGCTTCCAGGCAGTCAGGGAGCGCTGGGCAGCGCTGGAGTCGGGGTAAGCCGGGAACGCCACCGGCCCTACGTCGCGTAGCTCGGCGATCTTGAAGATCGTGCGCACGATCAGGCCGTCTTTCTCTTCGTGCCAGGTGTCGCCACCCTTGGCCACGCGCATGGCAAAGCTGCTGCCGCTCATGTCGCCACGGCGCAGCGGCTCGACCACCAGGTCGCGGATGGTCTGGGTGTTGGGCGTGTCGATTTCGTACGCCAGGCCGCGCTCATCCACGGTCAGGCGCAACGTGCCGCTGGCCGTGCGGCCCAGCAGATAGGTCGGGTCATGGTTGAACAGCGCCCGAGTGTCCTGGTTCAGCACGTCGTCAAACGCGCCCGGGGCGATGATCTCCACGAAGGTGCCGCCCAACAGGTCGCTACGCTGGTTGAAAACGGCGGCATAGCCGGCGATCTTCGGCGCGCTGCCCTGCTCATCCGGCTGGACAGCACGAAGCTCGCAATGCTGCGCCTGCAGCATGCGTTGTTCGAATTCACTCATGGGTTATTCCTGCTTCGTTACGGGTAACGGCTTGCCGTCGGCGCCCAGCAACTGCGTGTTGACGTTGAGCAACATCGAGTCGAGGCCTTCCAGCTGGTTGAGGTCTTCCAGCACGCGCACTTCGTTGCGGCTCATCCAGCCGTCTTGAATGGCGATGCGGTAGAACTCGGCGCGCTCTTTTGGGGTGCCGCGCAACAGGCCGGCCAGGTTGAACTTGACGTAATAGCCGGCCATGCGCTCGGCGCGGGTGAAGACGCGGCGGTTAACTTCTTCCTCCCAGTTCTTCACCCACGGCATGACCGTGTGGCGCACGAACTGGATGGCCTGTTCGCTGATGTTCGAGAACGTGGCCTTTTCCAGGTCGTTGATCATGTGCGCCGGCACATTGAAGATGCTGGCAATCTCGCTGCGGGTCAGCTTGCGAGTCTCGAGAAATTGCGCATCCTCGGGGGCGATGGTCAGCGCCTTGTAATCGAGGTCGGCGGGCAACAGCAGCGTCTTGTTGTCCGAACGCTTGAGCCGTTCCACGGCGGCGCGCCAGACCGTTTTCAGGCGCTCCCAGCTGGTGTTATCCAGCTTCCCGTCCCTGACGGTGACCAGGCCCGTAGGCCGGCCGCCGCCCTCAAAAAACTCCTTGCCGTAGCGCACCGTGGCCATGCCCAGGCCGATGGTGTCGGCGTTCTGCCGGATGGGGCTGATGCCCATGCGCCGGTGCGAGCCGATGGCGCGCAGGTGAATCATGTCCTCAGGCGACACCGCCAGCGGCGCGCCGTCTTCGTCCTGGGTCGAATACACCCAGCGATTGCCGTTCTTCACCAGCTCGGTGTGTTGCGGCTCATGCATTTCCAGCGACAGCAGTTCACCGCGGCGACTGCGCACCGTCCGGGTGTAGCCGTTGCCCCAGCCGAGCACATGGGCCTGCTTGGTTTCTCGCCAGCGGTAGGAGGTCTGCCAGGCGTTCGGCTCATCGTGCAGCAGGTAATGGGCCGGGTGGTCGGTGGCCACCTCGATTCGCCCGTTGACCTTGCGCAGCACGCTCAGCGGCAGCTGGGCCATGGAGCTGGACAGCACGTAGATGCACGCATACACCGCCGTCAGACGCATGGCCGAAGCCGGGCTGACGCTGATGCCCTGCCCTTCGAACAGGTATTCGGTCAGCTCCTTGCTGTTCATCGGCGTGCTGGGCGCCTCCAGGCTGCTGCGCTGCTCGAACATCGCGCCCAGGATCATCGCCACACCGCCTTGGCGGCGCCGGCCACCATCAGGCCGCCACCGACCATCAGGGCCACCCCCGCCCCAAACTGGACGTAGAGGCCCGCGACGAACAGGCAAAAGCCTGCCGTCCCGATAGATTCAGGAAGCCATTTCATCGTAGGGGCTCACATAGCTAATAGGTCGTCTTCGGTCAGGCTGGCCAACAGCCCTTCCGGCTCAAATTCGCTGACCATGGCGCGGTTCATCGCCATCAGCGCGGCGACAATGCCGTCGATTTTGCGCATGTCGGTCTTGCCTTCGTCAGCCTTCATCGGCGTGATGCAGCCCTTGAACGGACGCACCACGACGTTGCCGGCCTGCCAAGCCAATACCGGATCGCTGCAGTGGCGCACGCGACCGGACAGCAGCGCCGCTTCCAGCTCGCGCATGGGCAGGTTCATGCTGGCCACGCCGCCACCCATTTCGACTACCTCGGCGCCGTCCTTTTGCAGCTGGTGGGCCAGTTGGGTGGCGCGCCATTTGTCGTAGGCCACTTCCTGAACGTCGAACATGCCGGCGAACTCGCCCACCATGTCGCGCACCAGGTCGAAGTCCATTTCCTCGCCGTCGCACACCTCCAGCAACCCGGCGTTGGCCCAGGCCTCGTAAGCGGCCTTGTTGGGGCCGCCCCGCTCTATCGCGCCTTCGGGCAAGAACGACTTGCAGAAAATGGTCCAGCGGTTGACCCACTTGCCGCTCCCCGGGACCAGCTCCACCTTGTCCAGGAACACCAGCGATACCGCGCAGATATCCGACTTACTGGCCAGGTCAATCCCGATCCAACAGCGCTGGCCCAGGAACTGGTCCAGGGTCAGCGTGGGGTCGCCGCACGCCTCCCAGTCGGCCATGTTCAGCCAGGCTTCTTTGGCGCTGACCCAGATGTTGAGGTGCTTGGTCTTGAACGCGTTTTGCCGTGACGGGTAACGCGTGGCCTTACGCAGGACCGCCGGGTCTTTCCAATCGTCGTCTTCGTCAATCGTGTAGATGATCCCGAACAACTCATCGTTCGGCACCGTCCCTTCTAACTTGTCGATCACCTGGGCGCGCTGCAGGTAGCACGGCCCGGCGATGTTGTAGCCCGCCGTGGTGATGGCGAACATCATCGGCTGATCACGGGCGCCCATGCCGGTCAGCATGGTTTCGTAGAGCGCGGCCGAGGCGTGTTCGTGGAACTCGTCCACGATGGCGCAGCTCGGCGACTGGCCGTCGCCGGGGTCGCCGATCAGGGGTTCGAACTTGCTTTCGTCGCCAATCACCGACAGGTTCTTCGCCGCGACCTGGATACCGAAGGCCTCGACCAGTTCGGGGGTGCGTCGCACCATCTGCCGCGCCGGCTTGAACACTTCCCAGGCCTGCCGCTCGGTCGTCGCACCGCAATACACCTCGGCGCCGAACTCCCCGTCCATGACCAGCATGTATAGGCCGACGCCAGCGGCCAGCACGCTCTTGCCGTTCTTGCGCGGCACCTCGATGTAAACCTCGCGGTACCGCCGGCGGCGGGTCTTCTTATCGACCCAACCGAAGATGCTGCAGAAGATGAACAGCTGCCACGGCTCAAGCTTGATCAGCTCGCGCAGCGCCGCCCATTTGCCCTTGGCGTGCGGCAGCAGCTGGATGAAAACCGCCACCTGCTCGGCCGTGTCGCGGTCGAAGGTCCAACGAAAGCCGCGCTTCTTCGACTTGGCCAGGTCATCCAGGTGGAGCTGACAGGCCCGGCGGACGTACTTGCATGCCGGGATCTTGCCGGCCACCACGTCGCGGGCGTACTTGTTCGCCGCGTTTACGTTCGGGTAGCTGGCCATGTCCTAACTCACTTCGAGGCCCGCCCTCCTTTGAGCACGATGAACGGGTTTTCTGGTTTCTCCGGCCCGCCACTGCCCATCAGGCGCGCACGGCTGGCCGGGTCCAGCCCGAGGGCTGCCCCGAAGCTGGCCACCTGGCGTAGCGCCTCGTTGATCACAGTGCAGGCGGGGTTCTTCTTGAGCACGCCCTTGGCGTCCACGACGGTGATGCCCTTGCTGGCCACTTCCTCCTCGGCCAGCCGCCACCGCTCGTACGCGGCGCAGAAGACCGCCAGGTTGTGGGTATCGGTGCGGGTCATGATCCCGGTCTGGGTCAACCAGGGGGCAATGGCTCCCCACATTTCAACGGCCCATTCCCCCAGCCACTCCGGGGCGTCTGGTATTTCCGCCAGCGGCGCGGGCGCGGGGCCGTCCTTCTTGAGTTTTCGCTTGCCGGGGTTGCCCTGCAGCAGCTTGAGGGCGGTAGGTTTCGCGGGTCGCCCCATCGTTCAGGCCTCCCGATTTTCTGGAATGCGATTTTTTTTAATTTCGCGGGTGTGTGAAAAAGGCTGGGCGATCGGTGGAGAGAGACGAAAGCTGTAGAGATTTTGCCCCGCCCCCTCATTTGGCCGTTTTTTGACCACTTTTCGCTAATTTTGCCCGCAGACTCTCGCCATCGATTAAGGCAGCCAGATGTACAAACGGACGCTCTGGCACTCCGTCTGCGGCATGCATGTATGCGTCAATTGCTGCCACTAACTCATGCAGAACACGCGAAATCAGCTCTGGAATTCCAAGCTTATGAATATTTTTCCAGGAGTACAGCGCTCGATCCAGGTGCCAGTCACCATGGCGGATCAGCTCGGCACTTCGACTGCGCTTGACCGCTTTTTCGCGCAAACGCATAGCCTCACGCGCCAAGCGGACGGCCTGAGCGCGCCCGTGCCGACTCTTCCGCCGTTTTGAGCTTGTGGCAGTTTTCATTGATGGCAAACAGGTTGGATGGGTCATTTGTTCCCCCTTCAAACTTCGGTATGCGGTGGTCAACCTCCGTTGCCGGCAGTCGTCGACCATTGCAGTCATGGCACTGGCACAGATAGCGATCACGCTTGAGCACTGCCTTGGCAAGCTTGCGCCATGCCCAGTCATAACCACGCTGCTCTGCGGTGCCGCGACTTGGGTTGCTCCAACCACTTGCGAGCGAGCCATGCTCGCTGCAGTAACCGTGGCTATCACTGGTTTTGCCGGGGCACATAGGAACACGACAAGGGCGCTTCGCCTTGGGAGGCATAAATCAGCCCTCCACCTTCCTGCCCATGAAGCGGTCTGAGTACTCACGCAGCTTATCCACCCCCATGAAACCAACCATGCAACCGGCGAAGACTGAAAGGTTGGCAGGTAGGGCGAAGTACTCCAGCACTGGCAACAGGCTCACAGCAATCAAGCCACAGATGGCACCCTCGAGTAGCACCTTACGGCCCCGGCCACCGCCGTAGATAACTCGGAACATTGCTACAGCAGCAGCTATACCGCCGGTAGAAAGCTGGGGCTGGTGCGCTACCAACCATGCCAGCGCTGCGGCCCAAAGGCCGGGATCTTTCTCAGGCATATGGGCCATCTCAGTTCCTCCCCTGCGGGAGCACAAATAAAAAGCCCCAGCTAATGCCAGGGCTCATAAACGACAAAGCCCGACATGATGCCGGGCTTTATTTCAAAATCTAAAATGTCAACTATTCGAGCTGCTAGGCTGCTCAGCAGAACTGGCGACTTCCAAAAGCATTCGGTTGGCTCGCTTAGCGTCAATCTGTGCAACAATCGAATCTCTATGCGTCAAACTGTGCTTGATAAATGCCGATCTCGGTAGAACCAGCCTCACGGGGGTCGGAAGCAACTCGAATGCCTTTTCCACGGCTAGCAAAAAAGCCTCATCATCCTTCAGACGATCATGGGCGACAGACAACAGGCCATCTACTAGAACTTTTTCAACGGCAGGCCAGTGCTTCTCAGTTTGCGAAACCACTGAGTTTACCTGCATCGATGCGCCATCAATGACCGCATTTTTTGCCGAGACCACTGCATCGCTTGCCGACGTGACGGTTTCGGCCACTGCATCAGTCATTGCCTTCGCTTTCTCTGCAATAAATCCAAACATCGCCGTCGGCTCCGTGAATGCGTTAAACATTGGTTTCGCCTGCCAGACTCTCATCGCCTTAACCATCGCAATCACGAAGACGACAGGATGCAAATAACCGGCAGACTAAGTCAGTAAACCGTCACACCGGAGAGCTGAGCTTTTTGGAAATTTCCTGGTGCCGGTGCCGAGAATTTCCAGGTCTCACCAGGAGCGATGTCCTGACCATGGGCAACGGTGTTATTCACTAGCTGACCCGCCGAATTGTAAAGCTTGAACTTGACGAACACGTTGTTCAGCGTGGTGTCCGTGTTATTCCGTGCTAGGCCTTCAACAGCCAGATAGCCACCAGCGTCTTTCACCTGGATATTCGATACCGACACCTTGTCAGTGGCCATTGCTGCCATCGAGAAGAATGAAAGAGCCAGCGCGAGAGCTTTCAGCATTTATGGGATCCAATCTATGCAAGGGGCTCTAAGATCACCTCTTTCGTCCCGCAATGTCAATACGATGGCGTCAATGACCTGCCCAAACGCAAAAACCCCGGCGGAGGGCCGGGGTTCGTCAGTGTCGCGTTGCGTTGCAAGCTGGACACGCTGCAATGAAAACAGAGCTATTCCATATGGACAACCCCTTTCTTCAAGCGGCCTCTCTGACCCCTTCGAGAACACAGTCAACCCAGGCGACGCCAGCCTTGATCAGCTCCCGCGCCTTCATTTCACTGACGCCGTAGTGCCGACCAACTCGAACAGCAGGCCACTTCGCGCCGTAGTACAGCCAGACCATGTCGCCCATTTGTTGATCACGCCGGCATAGTCTGGCCACGGCTCCATCGACGGCCATGGCAAGCTCATCGATAAGCGAGTACGGCTTCGATGCTGAAGGGAGATGATCACGCATCAGCGCAAAAGCGGGCGAGGTATAGCCTGGCACTCCCATTCCATCCATGCGCCACCACCCCCACTGCTCCAGCATGTATTCGGTATCGCCCAGCGGACGGTGCAATGGCTTTCTCGTATTCATCCTTCAATCCCCGGTGTAGTTGGTGCCGCCGGCACCGCGGCGGTTGTTCTGGTGGTAGCCCCTTTCCGGCCCCATCGTGAAGGGCTTCATACGCAACGAGTTCTCCTCAATTTGGCGGCAGGCCAGGCGCAG